GATCCTTTGGCATTTCTGTCAGAACCAAATTCATTACCAAATAACAACTGGCCAGCATTAGCGCCACCTGATGCTCGACCTTTTGATCCACCAATAGTTACATTAGGTATGCGATCTTTGTTGGCTCGCACAGTGCTGGCCACAATGGCAGCCTGTCGGGGCATAGGCGAACCGTAGGATGCGTAGATCATGCCTTGAGCAGTCCAGCGACTAATTGACTGAACATCGTTCTTAAGAGCGCCTTGACTGTCTTTGTCCATTAGTGAAATTGCTTTTAATAAACCACGATAGTCAGATAGGTCAGGCTTTATGGTAATCTTAGTTGTATCAGCCATTTCCATTCCTCTCTGCTATCAGCTCATAGGCTGTTTCAATGTCTGTGAGCGACCATTCTTTCAAGTCACCCAATGCGATCCCGGTATTAACGGCCAGCGCAATTAGGTGTCTATTGATGCTTCCTCTGGGGTGTCTTTTGGGTCATCGCTCACCACATCAAAAGTATCAAATTCATTTTCAACCCAGCCTTGGTGCGTTTTGTATTCTGTTAGTTCATCGCCTGATGCTGCTAAGTACAGCAAGTAGGTAATAACTTCCAGAGATCCTGCGCTCATCTTTTCCTGCGCTTGAGTAAGTGTGTAGCCCAAGTCGCGCTCTAATCTGATCCACAGCCATGCTGAATCATCGCTCACTATGTAGTTATTGCCCTGTTGTGTTGTTACTTTGTATTTCATAAGGTTTGCCCTGTTCTATTCATTAAGTGCGTGTGATTGCGGAGGATGTATCAATTACAAGTGAAACTGATGTAGTTAGTACATCAGTAGCTGCGCCGCCTTGTGGTGGAAACGCTGGAAATACTTTGCCAGCAATAGTGCTGGTTGCACCGGCAACAAACGAAAATGAAAGTGATGTGTCCGGGGCTGATTTAGCGGCATCCCATAGTTGGGCGCAAAGTCCTCCAACGACTCCCCAGTCAGCAAACATTTCAATGTCTAGTGTTCCCGAGTAATCAACGGTCTTGTAAGCGCGACCTGCAAGAGTTTCTAACACTTGCTGGTTGTTGTCTAGGTTTAGTGTTACAGATGCGCCTTGATCTGCGTATGTCTTTGCACCGATCGTTAGTGTAAGCGACCGGCCAGTGATAGCGGTAGTAGCCATTTTATTTCCTTAACTTGTTGTGGTCGCCAGCTCGATGCTGACTTGACTTATTAACATGTCGGCGTTTCCGACCTGCGTGACTGTGGGTTGTGACCATGATCCAATAACTACTCCAGCGGGTAAGGCTGTAAGTGTTGCCAGCATCAAGGATTCTAGATTTGCTAACGCTGCCTGATTATCAGCTGCATTAACAATAGCCGTTAGATCAAAGCGCATGTTTACGCGCTTATTTGCGCCACCGATTACCTGTGGCTCTAAATACGGTGATCCCGGCACAAGCACTAAGGCTGGCGGAGTAATGTTTTCGGCTGGGTAAGCCAAAACTACTCGCCCGGCAGCTGCAAGGGATGAAGCAATAGCGTTGCGCTGGGTAACTAAATTAGCCATTAGCCAACCATCCCATCAGTATCCATCCATTTGCCGATAAGGCCTGAAACTCGAGTAAATAACGAACGGCCTAAACGATATGGGGCAGGGCTTTGAAAATCTACGCCAGATTGGCCTAATGTGCCAGTACGAGTAATCCAAATGTCAGCTGCAATTGCTAACGCTGCCTGACGTACTTCAGGGATTGTTGAGTAGTCAATGTATTGGGTCGCGGCTACAGTTCCAACCGGGCGAATCCTATGATTTGGATAATCAGCGCCAGTACCAGCATAGGACATTGTGTAGGCAGTAACGGCTGTCAAAACTTTTGATCCATTGAAATTAGTACCACTGTTGGATACAACCACTGTTTGCCCTACATAACAGTCATGTGGACGATCAGTAGTAATTGTGTTTACTAGGTTAGTACGCTCATGAGCGACTACTCCCCATTGATTTTTAGTCAGCAAAGACAAAAGAATGTTTTCAGCTGAATCGGCAACCTCTTGCACAATTGAGTCAGCGTAGATGTCACCAATACCAAGTACGGCTTTTAGCTCGCTTAGTGTAATTAGTGCCATCATGACTCCTTAAAAGATTGGTAAGTGTGTGGGGGACACAGGGCCGCATCCCCCACACTTCTAACTAACTAGACCTTAGGTCAAGTTAAAGCGGCGAACGCCACCGGCAACCAAAACTCCTGCAGCCATGTAGCCGTAGATTGATGTTTCGATTTCGCCAGTTGTCACTACGTTTGTGGACATACGTAGGACTGGGCTTTCGTAAATTGCAACAGATGATGGCACAACAATAAATGCTGATTCATCAATAGTTGTTGATACTGCATTCGCATCCACGTAGAGATCGAGCCCAAGCACATTTCCTCGCAAAGAAGTTGGCGCGGACTGGCCAGCTGCGTTTTGTGGGTTGTATGCATTGTAGATTGGTCGGCCACCTGAATCCTTAGCACCAAGCAACAATGACCACTGGGAAGTACCAGCGATGTATGCAGTTGCAAGTTCGCCAGTCGCTAGGTAAGCGGCTGGGGCTTCAGTTGATACGAATGAAATGATGCCATCAGATGATGCAGCAGTTGTTGATGCCTGTGTTCCACCCGAAGTTAATGCAGAAATTACAGCTGCATCAGTTGCCTTGTTGTAGGCGCGAGTCATGTTGTCGATCATCGCTTGGAAAAATGATGGATCAGAACGCTCGATAAGTTCTACCGAGTAGCGCTGTAGTCCTGCGTACTTGTTTACGGTTAGATTAACGTAACTGGAAACAATGCCGGTTTCGGATGGGCCATCACCTTCGGCTGTTAGTGCAACAGTTCCTGCAGTTGTGATTTTTGGATGTGCGATGGTCATACCTGCGTTTGGAAGTGCGCGAGTACCGATTGCATCGATAGCCGGGCGAGATCCGATCAAGGTATCAACTACCTGTGAGGAATACTGTGTTGGCTTGAATGCAGGGTTGGTGCTGAATGAATCGTCAGCTGCCATTACATACTGGGCTGAATCATGGTTGCCCATTTTGGCCTTGATGCTGTGTTCCAAGTACGAAGCTTGGCTATTGATTGGTGATCGTGGCTGTGTGTATGCCACTGGTGCTGCAGCGACAACTACCGCGGCTGCGGTAACTTCGTCTGCAACTGGTGCGGTTGTTTCTTCCACTGTGTTCTCCTGTGGTTGTTCCTCTACCGGGGTTTCGGCTTCGGTGGCTTCTGGCTCAGAATCGCAAGCTGCGACCTGAGAAATCTGTGCATCTTTAAATGCTGGGTTTGTTACATGTGCTACGGCTTCAAGGTTTGCTGCGCTCACGACCATAACCCCTTTCTCTATTGTGTATTCATTAACGCTGGCTTCAATACTGAATGCCGGGCGTAATCCCTCGGATGCTTCTACTAATGCATCGTTGCCTGCATTGGTTTGAGCAATTTTGAATGCCATAGAAATTCCTGCTGGCGTGACTTGCTCACTGCCTGCAATACCGCGACCCAATGGGCGTGTGCGATCATGTTCCATGTTTAAGACAATTTTGCTGGCATCTATTTCACCAAATGCGCCAAACTCAAAGCGGACTGGTCCTGCAGATGTGTTGCCAGATGGGCCAAACGGTACAACCATGCCAGAGATCGTTCTTGTGACTGTATCGGCGGCCAATACTTGACCCTCAAAGTTAAGCAGCATTATTTGGGTTTCCTCTCGGTGCTAAATCCATTTCAGCGCGGGCTTCATCAACATTGATAAGACCTGCATCAAGCATGGCTGTTAAGACTTGTATTTCCTCTAATGGATTACCTCGTAAGTAATCATCTAGATCGAATTTAACCTCTTGCCCTCTTGGGGTTAGGTCGTTCATGCTTAGTCTTTCCTCAATCGCATGCATGATTGGTGAAAGGCTGAAATCTACAAGGCTACGGCGTTCAGCTGAAACATTAGAGTAAGTAGCGCTAGCGCTCTCGGCATTTAAGTACCATGCCGGAATATTGCACATACGAGCAATTTCGCTGGCTGTATTAAGTCTGGACTCGCTCAACTGCATCTGCCCAGCATCGTAACCAAAAGTAGTTACATCAAGTGGTCCAGATAAATAGGCGGTTGAGCGAGTAGATCGGGCTTGTTTCCATGATGCTAAAAGACTTGAAACCTGCTCTGGCGGTAAATCGACGCCAGTATTCTTAATAACCATTGTTGGGTTAGGTTCGGTTGCCATACGTTGTACGGCTTCCTCTAATTTCAAAGCTGTAGAAATTGTCCGACCACCACGATTTAATATGCCCTCATCCATGCCGCTAAACATAATTAGCGATCCAACACCTACTGGCGGGCATAAGTTTCCATCTAGGTAAAAGCCATTAACAATTTCTTGAGTATTTAAATCAGTTGTAAATGTAACCCGTAATGGATCAATTCGCCGAGCCTGTGTTGGTCGGCCATCCTCTGGCGATACGGCCAATACGTACCAAAACGCATGGCCATGAAATAGTAAATCCTCACATGTCCAAGTAATTGTTACGCATAATGGCAGCGCTGGATCGGGTTGCTTAAGTAATGAGCGACCCTCAATCTTGGCATAAGTTACATCGTTGTAGGCATTTAAGCCAAGTGTTCCAATAGTTCCACAGATAATGTTTCGCGCCCGGGCTACAGCTGGGACTTGCATGGCATCGCCACGATTGATTCTAAATACGTTAAATGCACTAAAGGCATCTTGGTAGTAAGGGACAACTACTCCCGCTTTAGCTTCTACCTGTGGTTTGTCAAGATTTGTGCCAAGCAAGAAATCAATAAATCCCATACTTCATTATCTCATAAATGTGTGACAATCAAGCATTTAAGCGCGTGTCGGAGAATGTGCGGGTTAGTGATAGGAGTGACTAACCCGCACATTAAGGTACTGCCAAGTAGCCCTTAAGCACTAATGATAGTCACGCTCTGTTGTGGCGCGCAAGCATGACCCGCTGCCATAACTAATGCCACTGCAGCTGTAATCGGTACTTGTGCAGCTCTACGCGCAATACGCCATCCACCATCCGATGCTGGCCGTCTTGCACATGAAACTAAATGACTATGTAAAGTTTCTTGTCCGGGATGTATAAATCTACCTTGTTGCATTGCATTTAATGTTTGATCGCAACTAATAGCAAAACCTGCACTTGCCCATGGTGTTGGTTCGGTAGCAATACCAGCTTGTGCCAATCGTGGAGCAATGTAACCTGCAGTATTTGGATCATAAGCAAATTTTCTAGGCCTGTATCTACGAGCTAATGTTGCCAGTTCACCAGTTAATTCAAGATCGTTAATACCACCCTCACGATTCCATTCATGTAGGAATACAGCCATTCCCTCTGGTCGTTCTTGAATGGTTACTAAACATGCAATTTCTCTATTGAAATTTAAATCAATAGCCATCCATGTAGGTAGATCATCCTCAAGTGATACTTGCTTTTCACCTGCATTCCACATTTCCAGAGGAAATGGATTTTCTATAGCATCAATAAACATGCAAAGTGTTTCAGTTTTGAAAGCATCTTTAGAATCAAACATTGAAGCATCTTTTATATTTTGTTTGCTAATTGTGTAACCCATTGCCGGATTAGCCTGCGCCCAAGCCTTTTCATCATTTACATCAGATCCCGGCAACGCGCTGTATTCGTAGTAGCCCATACGGCTAGATTCAAAAGTTAATGCCCTACGTCTTTGTTCATTTAAAACAGTTGAATTTAAATCCCCAGCATTTGAAGTCCAAAAAACTTGCGCGTTAGGCCTTGCTCGGGTGATTGGGGTGACGGCAGCCCAAGTTGCTTCATCAATTTCACGTAACTCATCTACATAAAGTAGATCAGCTGTCGAACCACGTGGACCCTCGGATGTAGCAGCTCTAATTGAATATTTACGTAAACGCTCACACTTACCTCCACAAGATTTGGGGTAATGGTGGCAGTAGACCTCAATTTCCTCTTGCCCGTTAGTCCGGGATACCCGTTTAATTCGCTTACGCATCCAGTCAAGGCTTTCAGCCATGTCCACAGTCTGTTTAAAAGTATCAAGGGATAGTTGCCTTGTTTGTGACATGGCAATAATGTTTTTTTCACCAAAGATGTAAAGGCCAGCAAGAATTCGCATACGCATACAGTGAGTTTTTCCATTTTGGCGCGCTAGAAGCATCCCGACCTGTGATCTAGCCCAAGTACCATCTGGGTTTAATTTAAGAGCATCATCTAAGACATAATTTTGCCAAGGCAGTAAGGGTACACCTAATTCGTCAGCTAGTTTGCTTACTAGCGGGCCTGCGCTGGGCAGTTTTAGCAGGGGGCTTTGGATTCTTGGTTTTGACAAGCCGTAAGAAATCTCCGACATAGGCTGTCCCGTCATTCTCCTCTTGTTTACTGGCAGTACGTGTTTCCGTAGTTAAATGTAGTTGTTGTAAGACAGTTAATAACTTACCAGACAAGGCTGTTATGTCTTTGATGTCTGCGCCCATGTCAAAAGCCGTATCTAATGCCTTGGCCATCCTCCGGGCTAACGTGATCGCAGCTACATCACTTGGGGCAATCCAGTTGGCTACTGACAATGCAGAATTTAACGATAGGTAGATATCCATCGGTCTAATGTCTGGCTGTTCAGGTTTTTTTTCGGTCATGACCTAGGCCTTTCGGTTGTGGGTGGATCAAATCGGCTCATTCGGGGAGGGAAAAGAGTAAGGGAGTCTGTGGGTGGCACTGCCCCAGAAAAAACGCCCCTACGGCTCTCTGTGGGTCTTACAGTGTTAAATGCAACGGTCTTAGCCATGTGGCAAGGCTTACAGAGTGGTTGTAGGTTGTCAATGCTGTTGCTGCCACCTATCGCTACCTCAATGATGTGATCTACCTCTGTTGCCCGATCACCGCAGTACATGCACGTCTTACCCCATACCCGAAAGCATGCCTCACGCAGCTTACGCCACTGGGTATCTGTACCTCGGGCGTGTGCTTTACTCATCGTCTAGGTCAGCACCTAAGCATGCCAGCCTTGTCCTTAGATGGGATAGGTACACCAATGCATCATCTATTTCCTCAACAGCATTGATGATTAATTCTCTTTTAGTCAATGTTTCTATGTGTTGTCTATCGCCATGTGAATACTCATTAGCCCCTACATCAATGATGCGCGCTCTTAGGTTACTAATGATTGCATCAACGCTGTCTGCCAATTCATTTGGTGTCATGGTGTTATTCCTATCTGTTAGTTAATTAGTACGTCTATTGGCCCTACACATGATGGGCTGTACTTTATCGCAGCCCCAACAGCTTCTCTAATGCGCCATTGTGGATCATCCGTAAAACGTGTGGCATGTAATGAACCCATGGCAAATGGAAAGCCTGATCCAGTAGCAATCATGTTATATTCCCCTACTGACCAATCAATAGTGCTTATTTCAAACAATCTGCCAGCAATCCCTACAAGTATGTCTGCCCCATTGTCATCAGTATTTATGTCTATTTTGAATTCCTCCGCAGCTCTTTGTAATGCGCCACAGAATTGCATACGCATCCAAGCTTCTAAATTATGTGTGTTTATGTCTGGGTAGGTAGCAAATGTTGTCAATTGACCCGTACCCAGCGAGCCACTGTATCCAATTAGATACGGGCCAACCTTGCGTATTTTAGGCTTGGCCAATGGACTAATGAAATTACTATCTGACATAGCTCGATCAGCACCCATGTAAACCTTACCGCCATGCGTAAGTCCCGCAAGTATTGTCATTAGCCCTGCCTTATTTGTTTTGCCCCTGATACATCAATGTAGGCATTTAATCTTTCAATCTTGCCACCATTAATAGTTTCTTGTGTTTCGGTTATGTCTGTACGAAACTCACATGTCCATTTGCCGTCTTTGTCACTGATTTTTTGAGTTATTAATAAATCATCTGGGATCAAATACAAGAAGCCAATATATGGCACACCCAATGCGTTGCCTACATAGCGGCCAGCTTCTATTTTGTCCATTGTGATAAGCCATTCCATGTTCCATTTCTGCAGCTGCTCAAGGCTCATGTTCCGGGACTTTTGCTCTACTACGGCTACAACATTGGTGTCATTGTCCACTATGACCGCATCTACTAATGCTGGGCCGTCTTTAGGCGTGTGTACATAGGTAAAGTCTGTGTAGTGGTGACTCCATAGTTGTACAGCTCTTAATTCGTGTTCTAGCGATTCCTGACCCTTTGGGGAATTAACGTCAAGCATTACTAATCCTCAATTCCTTGCATAATGTTGTAGGCAGCCATCATGCCGTTACGGTATTGAACATTGGTTGATGGATGCATATCAATAATTACATCCATAAGCTGATCCAGCCGTTCTTTCCATGTTCTGTCAATCATCCCGGCAATCATTTTGGCATCATTAAATTCTTGTTGTAAGTGTGTGTGGTCTTTACTTAACATCTCTACTCCATTGACGTATTTAAGTAATTCAGATTGTCTAACCTGAACCCATTTATCACTTCTAGATTCCATGTATTTATTTTAGAAGTGATTCACACCCAGAACCGGTAAGTGAGCAGGATTGGCTCTTAGCGAGCCGATCCACACCCGTCACCGTATAAGTTTCGCTTGTAAAGGGAATTAGCCACTACAACTAATCCAACTGCGCCTTGTGCCTATAACACTTGGGGAAATCATTTAGGCAGTTCGTTTTAAATGATGTCTATAGGCTCGCATTTCTGCATTTTGCATGATTATCAGGCATGCCAAGAAGCACCATCTAACGGTGGTTTAGCAGCTGATAAGGCAGCCAGCAGTTTAAGTCTTGCCTAGACATTTGTCAGGTATTGCTATTAGTATTTGAAAACTAGCCAGATCAGGGCAAGAGGGATCAAGAACCACTCCATGATCTGGCTAGTTTTTATATTTGTGGGCTTAACTTTTGCTGATAAGTATTTACCTCACCACAGCATTTAGTCATCCAAGTTCGTGTATTGGTGTAGGGATCAACACCTATGTCCACTGGGTTAAGTGTTTCCATGCAAATCTCGCAGCTCTCTGCAAAATACGGCAACGCTTCATAAGCCCCATATAGTTTCTTTAGTATTGAAACAAACATGGCATCTTTATTGTCCATACTGACTCCTCTCACGTAATTGATCCCTCTCACGTACAGCATCTATTTCTTTTGATAGGCATGTGTAAACCTCATTAAGCAATTTGCCACAATGCTCGCAGTCATGTCCTCTTAAATCCCTTGTCATTCTTAACAATCTAAGTAATGTAGTTTGAAATTCCAGTTCCCAGCGGCTCATGGTGCAGTGTAATCCAATATCTTAAATGTTTCGCAAGGCCATACCTCACCACAAATAATGCAATCTTTATTCCATTTGCAGTTATCACATGCAGCATCAACGGTGTTGCACACTAAACAAGGCTTAGTAGGTGGCTCATATTGAATGTGGATAGCCCGGGCCATTTCTATAGCTGACTGCAGGTCGATTAAGTCAGTGCATACGCAGTGACAGTATTTGCTGTGGTCGTGGCTCATGATCGGTCAAACTTTGGATCGCACTGTGGATCATTGTCACAGAAATAACCAGCATATGGCTTTCCCGTTTTCTTGCCAATGCCACTTCGTCTAGTCATTGGCCCATGCAAGCAAAGTGGCACCAAAGGTTCATCTATGCCCTCATCCATGGTTGATGGAGGTAGCCATGGGTCGGTTTCCATGGCTTCGCTGGGCGGCTCTTGCATCACCTCTTTTGGCTTGGCTGGACCGGGTGCTTGTCGCTCTCGGCTACCGATAACTTCCTCTTTGCTGCTCAAGCCCTTAGATGTGCCAATGTTAAGGCTGGCGCAAGCGCGACCCCAGCAGGCTGTTTCAAGGTTCTGCAGCTCTGATCCATTTGTGTATGGACTTTTGCCTACAATAAATTCCGATGCTGTACCTATGCCCGGTAGTGGATCATCAGCTGATCGATAGGCTCTGGCCACTCCCCACATTTTCATTGGGTCACCATCCATGACACCCATAAACTCAAATTGAATTGAGCCGTCAGGGAATCTTGAGTAAAACTCGGCCACCCTCTCGGCCACCGTAACGTAATTAGAAATATCAAAGCCCATTAGATTTTCCACCCATCTCGAGCCATTTGCTGTTCAATGGATGATCCAACTGGGTGACGAGCCTTGGCCCGCTTCATTTGCTTTTGTTTGTGATGTTCGTTTTCAACCATCATTCCAGCTGCGTAGCCAGTAATGAAAAATAGCACTAAGCCAATTATTGTTATCATGCCCTGATTTCCTATTCTTAGATGTAAGCCTTGGCGCTTACATGAATAGTTTTAGCACGTTACGCAGGATTCACACAAGCACTTTGAGAAATTAGGCGTGTCATGACTTGTGGCTAAATGTTCTTTTAGCACTAGATGTAGTGTGTCCACTTTATTGATCAAGTCTGGTAAGGATTTTCCGCCATTTGCATAGGGCTGAATGGCATAAGTCATTTTCTCTATGTAGGCCTTAATTGGTATAACAATTGCATAACGGACAATCATGCCCAAAAGGGTTAAAACGGCAATTAACGCGCCAGCGATTTGCCCTGCATTGACAATGGCATCCATGTCACTCGGCTTTATTTTTTCCAGCTGTAATGGCTGCATCCATTTCCGACTGGTTTAACTTGCCATCATCTAGCAGGCCTTTAGCCGATTCACGTAGTACAACCACCAATGGCAACAAGGCAGCCATTAGTGCGCCCTTGATCGGCTCTATGCCTACTCCAGCGCTAAGGCCAAATGTGGCCAGACCCTCGTATGCGATCAAAGCAACCACCCGGACTGCAAAAGTCTTGTATCGGTTCATGCTTTCAGTACAGCTTCTGGATTCATGTCAGCTGACTTACTCCATTGGATGCCGTTACGGCGTTCAAAATGTAAATGTGCGCCTGTGGAATTGCCTGAATTCCCGGATTCGCCAATGTGCTGACCCTTTTTAACTTTGTCGCCGGGCTTTACTAAAGACTTACTTAGATGGGCATAAATGACATAGGTATTGTCTGACAGTTTTTGTACAATCTGTGTGCCATAAGCACTGCCCCAGTTAGCATTGGCGATCACTCCGTCAGCTGCAGCCAAGACGTCAGTACCAGCAGGTACAGCAAAATCTACGCCAGTGTGGTATCCAACAGACCAGTGCTTTCCGGGTACATGATATCCAGTAGTTATCTTGCCATTTTTAATTGGTAAAGCCATTATGACGGTCCTATGTCTTTGATACTTATTGCACCAATGTAGTCAGTTGTATTTTGAGCAACACAACCATTGGTATTTGTTTGTACTGTAACAGTTGGAATAAATGCAGATGTTCCCATTTGTGTACTTGT